TGGGCAATAGAATTACTACGCTCTTCTTGTAGCATGCGAGTCTTTAAGTATACTGCTAGATCGAGTGCCTCTTCATATGCATGTTGCAGCATATTCTCATCTGTATTTTCATCTAGATACTTATTATACTTACTTGCCCCGAACTCATTGCGATCAAGCATATCTTTTACTACTGCATTCCAACTAGACATTTGTGTATTTCTTTCGTAAATATTTTAGACTAACCGCCATATGATCGAACTCACCAGCAGATACTTCATGAAGCATATGAACACCTCGGAAATGGTTGTTACCCTGTGGCCCTAAGTAATCTTCGTGGTGCTCATAACAGCAACCAGCAAACATACCTGTAACCCTAGCACCATCACCCCTATACTCAGTATGAACCTCGAAGTTCTGCACATGACCCATCACACAGGACATATGCTTCTTCTGTACTAGAACACGGGCGGAAGTAACAGGGCGACCAAGAACGCCAGAAGTAAAGAAGTGGCTGTAAGCAATCCCATCAACAATAACGGGCTCCAAGAAGGGATAAACTTCCCAACCGAAGTCTGCATAGCATAGATCATCCACTGAAATTGTTCCATCGAGCTTCGGATCAGTTTCGATAACACGGTTAATTCGATTTTCATGATTTCCTAAAGTAAGAATTAATCTGGGGAGGTAACGCCTCTTCCTGCCTACCGTGGCGTTCCTGTTAAATAAGGTTAGTGGTGCTAGGAGTGTCTGCATAGCCTCAATAGATGCTTGAATATCACTCTTGTACCTTCGCCCCTCAAAAGACTTCTTTCCTACATCATACGAGGACAGTGAGGGCATATCGGCAAAGTCTCCAATACATATAATAGTATCTGGTTTCTTTTCTACAATATACTCTCCAACATGCCTAAGGAAAGCGAAGTCTTGTCCGGGTTTAACTTGTACGTCTGGGATTACTAGATGTTTTGCCATAATATAAGTAAACTAAGTGGATATTATATAAGTTAATCGGAGGAAGATGAAGCAGCCAAAGTGAGAATTCGTTTTGTTGGCTTCTTGGTCTTCCAACAGAACCAAGTGATGCCTTGTTTGTTACACCAATCTCCATAAGATGTATTACTTTTCTTCGTAATCTTAACTGTTGAGTTTTGAAATAGCATTATAAACTTTTTATCTGGATGTTGCTTCATTACTTCCAGCATCTTCCTACGATCAGAAGGTTTAAAGAATCCTTTGCATTCAAGGAATACATTATCTGATATTGTAAAGTCTGGCGTGTAAGTATTAGCTAATGTATATGTAAGCTTTGTCAGCTCATATAATTCTTTATATCCATAAAGTTCTGCAACCTGTTCTTCAAACTTAGACTTAAACTGGGTCATAGTTTATCAAATCTAGATCAGAAGGTCCACGGTGACCAATTAAGTTTGGAAGGAAGTATCCAGATAAAGTCCACTGAATGGGAACCCAACGGTCTTTTTCTTCATTGTACCAAGCACCATTCATATAATCTTGATAGACATGGTAGATTTGTACCTTATGTTGTTGCCTAGTTACAACAGGTTTTTTATAATCTAGGTTGGTAATTGCCATAGGTCATTCTCTTTACGCCAAATCCATAGGCATTGCCCGTTAATAAGAAGTCTTTCTTCTGAGTCATACAGATCTTGTACAGTAGTAAGCATATCTGCTTCGTCATTTAGCGGATCAATTAGTCTTCCTGCTTTGACTTTACCAATCTTATCTACTCCAAAGATGTTGTCTGCTCTATCACCAATCAAGAGTTGCTTATAGAAATGTCTGAGTCCATCTAACTCCAGCACATCATAGAACTCTTGCTTCACGAAATTGTAATGTTTCCCAGCAATCTGATCCAGGTCTTTATCAATACTGCAGATAATAGAATCGCTAGTTTGATACATACCTAAGGCATCGTCAGCTTCATATCCTACACAGACTTCTGCATTCCACTCATCAATTAAATAGTCTTTGCAAGACTTTAACCAAAGTGGTAGTGGTTTATCCTTTCTATTGGCCTTATACTCTGGATTTATTTGTTTCCTAAAGTTATTAGGGCCAGTAAGAAAGCCACGATACTCACCTGCTTCTGTTACATCTATAATATCCTGCATTAGTTTATGCGTACGGAGGATGGCAATCTCTTCACCACCCTCCACATCATTACTTGCAGCACATCTGTATGCAACAATATCAGCATCAACCAGAGCCAGAGGCATTACAGGGGAATGTCCTCATCTAGATCAGCAAACAGATCATTGGACTTACCAAATACAAAGTTCTCAAACTGTTTGGCAACAGCTAAGACTTCCTCAGTAGTTGGTGTGTGCTTCTCTGTTTTAAGTAGAGCAATAGAATTTGAAATGCTAGATTGACGAACAATCATTACTTGTCGAGCAGCTCGCTCATCAGCAGTTTCATATGTGCTTTTCGGTGACGCATTGGTCATGGCTGCTCCCGTTGATTGGGTCGCAGCGGCTGGGGCCGCCGCTCCCGGATTAGAACCTGCTGTTACTGTATTCCATTTCCAGTAACCCTTCTCATCCTTGATACGAGTAACTGTAAAAACACTGCCCATAGGGGCACTTGAGAGGGCTGTGAAGGCTTCCTTTTCTGCGAAGGACATAATCTTCTTACCCTCCACCTTATCTTGGAAGGTTTTATTCTTAAAGGCAAGTTCACATACTTGATAACTACCCTTTGCAGTAGGAACTGTTGTTACTGTACTACTTAGTACTTCAATAATCATCGTACTCATATTTCTAAATCTCCGTCAGGTCTTTAAGGTTAGGTCCAATACTAATTTCATTAGTAAGTGGTAAGTTATACTCTACACCAAAGAGTTTCTTGAAGTTCTTTGGAACATCTGTGTATATATTATAGAACAATTCTGCAATTGTGTCAACTTCTTTTTGAGGACAATCAACAACTATTGAATCATGTACTGTGTTAATAATCTTAGCTTGCAAGTTTAATTGTTGCAGTCTATTAAAGAAATCAACACGAACAATGGTCATAATATCTGCACCAAGCCCTTGTACTGGGTAGTTTAGGATGGTTGTCCTAGGCCATGTCCTCTCACCTCTGTGGTTAGTTAGTGTCTTATAAGTATATACCCTACCAGTAGGCATTACTAGTTGCCCGGTTTGGATTACCTCTTGCACAATCTTAATGTGCCAAGCATACAGTCCCTTATATTTCTCATAGAATTTGTCAATAATATCTTGCCATTTCTTTTGAGAAAATCCACATAGTGCAAAATCTGCATCAACTGAGTAAGCATAAGCCGATCCACCATAAATTAGCATTTTGTTAGCTGTGTATTCCTACACAGATCAGACTATATCATCACCCATTTCTGGGGCTAGGCGCTTCGAGCTGTTGTCAGCCCTACTCCTTTTCAGGATAGTCGTTACACCTTCAAAGTTGTTCCAGCATTTATGTTCTATTTGATGGCACTTCTTACAAAGAAGAATTAAGTTATCTTTAGTATTGTTCATTCTGTTATGGTCTTTATGGTGTCCAACCCAATCATAATGAGTAGAAGACCTCAGATCTTTATTACAGAAAGCACAATATCCTTTTTCAGATTCTTTTAATTCTTTTGCCCATCGCCTGAAAGTACATTGACCATGCCTAAACATATGGTTATCTTGTCCGGTGCCTGTTGTACTACCAGAACCAGTACCGTTTTGATGTCCATTAGCAAGTGCCCATCTTTTAATTGCAAGTTTATGTACTTTCTTAGTTTCTGTTTCTTTACATGAGGAACAGTATTTAGAACATTGTCCAGTAGGTATGTATAAAGTACCACATACTGTACATGCTTTCGACTTATAAGTTTTCATTGAAAATCTCCTATTTAAGATACATATATTATACCTTATTTTATTGAGATTGTCAATCTAAATATAAATATCTTTGCTTGGCTCGGTATTGCCCGGTCTGGGTGTCCACCGAATTCACCTAGTTTTACTTCCGCCTATATGTTAACGGAAGACGAATGTTTTAGCAATTAATCGTGTAGGTAATCCCAACACTTGTTGATTGTTGCTATGCATATCAAAGCCACTACGCACTTCTTCTAGAAGAA